TCAGGTCGGGCCGCTTAAAGCGCCCGTAGCGGATGCGGCCTCGATTGTCGCTTTCCGCACCGCGTAGGCTGCCAGGACGTCGTCGGTCCATACCATAGGGAGCAGTGTTTTCACTCGCTGCAACTCCGAGGCGGCCACCGGCGAACATTTAAGGTGGGTGACCAAGTGCTCGTTTACGGCGGCGATCTGCGCGTCGACGTCCTGACCGGGAGGGATTGCCGTACGGTGCCATTCGCTGCCGATGACGGAGCCATCATCGTCCACGATTTCCTTTGCAAAACGCAGGTTTATGGTGCCATCGCGGGTGATTTCGATCTGATCCAGTATCGTTTGCTTGTGCATCTTCCGATCTCCTAATTTACACGAGATAGAGGGTCTGACCGCCTATGTTCTTGTTCGCTCCGCCGGAGGGGACGTCTGGGGCATTCAAACCGGTAGCATTCTGGCCCGAGCCGAAGGCCACGACCGATAGGTAGGTCTGATTGGCCGGGGTCTGGATGGAGGTCATGGTGTAGTTTGCCTTCGTCCAACCGCCGAAGCCAATGGACCCGCGGGCCTCACCCGCCGATCCTGAGATCGCGAATGGCAGGCCGGTAATTTGGAAATTTCCGGAGGCCGTTGTGTGGGTAAACGCCGACGTCGTGAGCACGAATGGCGCGAAAACCAGCCGCCCGATCTTGACGTAATCGCCGATCCGGAGGCCGTAGGTAACGGCGAGGTCGCCAGGCGTCGAAAATGAAATAATGGGGGTCCACGTCCCCTCTTCGTAGTCGTCGAGGGTGTTCGGATCCGCCGAGGCGACCTGAATGGCGGGGAACTTGATGCCGGGCACAACCAGCATATCCGCATGCACCTCAGCCCACGCCTTGGCCGCACTACCTAGGTCGCGGATGCTGGCGGCGTCCGGCAGAACATCCTCGACTACGGCGCCGAGACTTACCCCGCCCGAGAACTGCGCAAACACCAGCGCCGTCGTGCCCAGCACGCCACCCTTGTTGCTCGTGCAGCGCCAGAGCGAATCGGCATTAGCTACGCCCTCCATGACGGAAATGTAGACGCCCGGGATCTCGTCGTATGTGTCGAAGGACGGGGCGCGCGAGGCTGCCCCCGCCGGCGGGACCACGTAGATGCCGTCCTCCACATTGCCGCCGCTGGTTGCCCGCAGCACGAGGTCGTTCGTCGCCAGCACCACCCCGTCGATGGTGGACCCACTAGCATAGGCTGTCGCCACGGCAGCGCCGATCGTATCGACAACCCGGACGCGCGAGAACAGGCCGGTGCCGTCGACGCCGTTGGTCCCGTTGGTCCCGTTGGTGCCAGCGGCGCCCGTGGCTCCTGTATCGCCCTTCGCGACCGCCAAGTCCCAATTGGCCACGTCCCCGGCAAACGTCGCACCCGAGGTATGCGCCGTCTTGCAGATGTAGGAGGAGCCACCCTCTCGCACGATGTCCTTGAGCGCATAGGCCGTTGCCGTCACCCACGCCCCGCGCCAGATGCCGACGAGTCCGGATGGCCCTTGGGGGCCCCGCGCTCCCCGGAACTCAATGACATCGCCCCAATCGGCCGATGCCGACGACGCCTTAATGAACACCACGGGATCGCTGATCAGCGCCCCGTCCCCATCGGTCGACAGATAAGCGAAGCCTGCTGCCGCCGCGTCATGGGCCGCGCGGCCCGCCAGGTCGCCCCACGCGTCGATGCCGATGCCGGTATTCGCAGCCTGCGCCACCAGCTCGAGCAGCCGCCGCGCCCGCTCGCTGGCGCGCACGCTGTCGGGCATGAACAGGATCTCGTAGGGCGCCCCGTCGAGCGCCGCGCCAGGCCAGGGATTGACCTGCATCAGGCCATTGTCGACGACGTCGGCGGTCACGCGGGCGATGAGGCCCTGTACCGGGTCGTGCAGCAGGTCGCCCTCGAACACCTTGCCGGCCCAGCTGGTGCCGACGCCCGTAACGGTCGTGCCGCCCGCCGCGACGGTGATGGTGCCGATGGAATAATGGCCAGACTTCATGGGTGCGTTTCCTTCAGGCGCTGATGCGGCCGGGAGTGATGATCAGGCTGCCCGTCCAGGTCGAGGCGTAGCTCTTGCCTGCGTGGCTCATGGAGCACGGCGTGTTGTTGGCCGAGCCGCCCTTCTTGTCGGCGGGGCGATGGGTGTCGCCGGAATCTTCGCCGAGCGTCTGTATGAGGGCGCCGTAGGAGGCGTACTTCGTCACGTCCACCGGTGCATTGGTGCCGGCATAGTAGAAGGCCGCGCTGCCAAGCGCCGCGCTGCCGTTGGATCGAACGAAGGGCCCATCCCTGGTCACCGATTGTCGGCGGCGCAGAATAGCGTTCGTGCCGTCGAGCCTGATTTCGAACAGCCGCCGGATCGGCCCGGTGCCCTCGATCAGGCAGGAGCCGCCCTGCAGCTCTACCCACTCCCCCGCGGCGATATAGGTCTTCAGGCTTTCCGAAACGAACAGACCGACCGGGTCGAGGGTGCGCTGCAGATTGACCCAAACCTCGAGATAGTCCGTTCCTGCCGGCACGGTGCCGAGGACGGCATCTGGAAGGGTGTTCGGCGATGGCCGGTCGGGGCCCCATTCCTGCTCGACGATCCCGAGCCAGGTCGAGCACCCAAAATAGTCGATGCCAAAGAACTCGTTCGTCCGCCGGGTCTGGTGGTAGATCGTACCCTTCCACAGGTCCGGATAGGCAATGCTGTAGTCCGTAAGGTGGATCGCGGCGGACGGCACGAGTTCGGCCGCCCGATGGGCGGTGTCGAAGGTGGTGCGCCCATCCTTTTCGATCAGCATATGACCGCTCTCGACCCGGAACCCGCCGCTCATGCTATTGCTCCTTGAAAGGTTGACGGGCCCGCGAAGCCGCCGTCGTAGCCGCTCTCACTGAGAACGGAGCCATCCGGCAGCACCACGCGCGTTCTGCCGTTGGCGATGTCAATGGTGGGGCCGAGCGGAATGTCGTAGGGCGAGTCTCCGGCGGCGCCGGCAAGGCGCAGGCGTCGTACCGCACTGTCGAACTTGCCCTTGCCAAGGCGTACCCGCCCGCTGGCGGGGTCGAAATCGAAGAGATAGTTGTTGCTGAACGCCGGCTGCTTGAAGACGACGACACCATAAGTCGCCGCCATCGCAGCGAGTGCCACGTCGGAGGAATGACCGACATCCATCAGCCGGATCGCGCTAGTCGTCGCGTAGGGGGTCACCCAGCGCGAGCGCGAGCTGAGCGTTCCGGCGCCGTCAGCCTGAATGCGGGTGCAAGGGGGCAGCAGCATGCTGCCTGTGATGACCATGTACGATGGGACATATCCAAGTCCGTGGGCGAGAAGGGTGTGATGGGTCACTACCGTCTGCCCGTAGTGCACCAGTTTCGGCAGGGTGGCCGTCTCGGTGGTCTTCCCGGCCACTGTGGGATGCGTGATGGCGACGTTGGTCGGCCCCGCAACCACCTCGTAATAGTCAAAGTCCGAATGGAAGAAGACCTTGGCCAGCCAGGCGGCCGGGCTGTTGAGCGGCCGGTTGCGCAGCGCGTTGGGGTCGGCCGGATCGCCGCCGCCCGGCGCTTCGTCGAAGATGGCCACGCGGCCCGTTGCGGGGTCTGTCATGAGCACGGTCGCCATCACGTCGAGACCCTGAAGGCGCCGGTGGTGAGGTTCCAGAAGGAGGCGCCTCCCGGCCCCTCGATCGTGGCGGTCCGCAGGTCGCGGATCAGGGCGCCGTTGGCGTCGAACAGCGCCGCAACCGTGCCCCCGCCATCCGTGGTGATGACGGTCTGGCCGGCATCCAGCACGATGCGGGAGACGCCAAGGTCGCTCACTTCCAGGTAGATGCCGGCGGAGGCGAAGGCGGCACCGTCGACCGACAGCTGCAGCGCCCAGCGTGCGGCCACGCCCGCGGGGGTGGCGACGGCCTCCCAGCGCACCAGCACTTCGGCCGTATTGCCGCCCATGGCCGCGTAGAGCGATGAAAGCGCCGTCCCAATCGCGCCGCCCGGGCCGATGGCGACGTTGATCTCCTCCTTGAACGACGCCGCGAGCGCCCCGGCGCGGACCTCCAGCTCCCGCTTGAGTTCCTGCCGGTCGTAGGAGTTGGCGATGTCCTGCTCGGTGAGCAGTGCGCCCAGCTGATGGATATTGCTGATCGTACGCCGCACCTGGGCGCTGATCCACGCCAGTTCATCGTCGAGGCCGGCCGCCGGCACCGTCATGGCCCCGGTGACAAACTCCGCCGGGTTGCTCCACAGGCCCTGGCGGCCGTCGCGGCGGATCGGCAGGAACTTGTACGTGTAGGCCGTCTCCGGCTGCAGCGGCCCCACCAGCTTGGCGCTGGTCAGCCTGCTGTCGGCCAGGAAGTCCTCCTTGTCGTCGGCTTCGGTGCCGCTCGACGGCCACAGCCGGATCAGCACCTGCTCGACATTGGGGTCGGTGATCGGCGTCCAGGTGGCCCGGCCGTACGGCAACTCGGCGCCGCCGCCGCTGCGCTGGTAGGGCACGATACTGCCGCCCGAGACCACGATCGTGCGGCTGGGGTCGGCCGGCCCGGCGCCGGGCGTCGCCGGGATGGTGACGAAGCTGTCGCCCGACGCCGGCACGATCGTGTTGCTCCACTGGCTGAGGGTGACGGTGACGCCGGTGCGGTCGGGCAGCGGGTCCGTCTTTTCGACGACCATGAGCATCGTGCCCCACTCGCAGTTGCGGGTGACGGCGTCGCCAGGCTCGAGGCGCAAGGCGACGGGCCCGAAGGTCTCGGTGCGGGTCGCGGGGTAGAGCTGGCGCCTGAGCGCGATCTCCGCCCGCAGCTGCGCGCGCTGCTGCAGCCGCTCGAAGGGCTGGTCGAGCGTGGTGGCCCGCCGGCCGCCCAGCACGCTCTCCAGCTCGCCGCTGACGCGCGGGGTGAAGGGCGCCAGCTCCCACCCGGCCGCTGCCGACACAAACGCGCCGTGCCACATCGTGTGCTTGCTCGACACGCTGCCCTTGCGGTCGGCGGTCACCGGATAGTAGCTGCCCTCGCCGCGCCGCAGGCGATCGCCATCGGCGAGTGTCATCACCGCCACCAGCTGCTGCGCCGGCAGCGGCGCGTCGGCCCCGCCGCGCTTGAAGCTCGAGCCGCAATAGCTCGCATCGATCTCGCGCAGCACGCCGAGCTTCTCCTCTTCGTCGCCGATCTCGCGGCCGAACTCGAACACCGGGAAGGTCAGCACGGTCTCGGGGTCGAAGAAGTCCTCGTCGCAGCGGTTGGCGGCCGCCGTGTAGTAAGCCATGTCCTGGGCGGCAGCGGGGAAGCCCATGCCCAGCACCCGCACCCCGTTGACGTAGATGCCGCGGCGGAAATTGTAGCGGATCACCGCCGGGTTGGAGCTGAACACGTAAGTGGCATGGTCGCCCCAGATGGCGCCGGGCACCCGCCAGTCGTAGAGCTTGAGGCCACGCCACACCGAGCCGAAGCGGGGCAGCGTCGAGCCGTAGAGATCGGCGTGATAGCGGATCGTCACGATCATGTAGGCCCAGCCCGTCACGGTGCTGTTGGCCGTCCAGCGGCCGGCGGGGCTGGCCCTGGCGATCAACTCCGGGTCGGCCACCTGGCCGGCGGCGCCGGTGTAGTATTTGACCCAGAGATAGGGCGTGGCGCCCTCAGTGTACTCCACCACGCTCCGGCCCTTGGGGTCGGCGTTGGAGCCGGCAAGGGTGACCGGCTTTTCATCCACCAGGAAGGTGTGGAGCCCGTCATGCTCGCCGACGCCGACGCGGATAACGAGCTGCAGATGGTAGCCGTCGCCCTCGCCATACTCGTTCCAGTAATGCAGCGAGCCGCGGGCCCGGCCGAGGCCGAAGACCGCCGAATAGGGCACCGTCTCGCCTGACGTCATCTCGAAGCTGAAGCCGCGCCTTGCGGCGGTGCCTGGCCGCTGCTGCGCGGCCGGCCGCAACGCGCTCGCCAGCGCCGAAGCGGCGACGCCGATTGCAAGGTTGATCGCGATCTGGCCGAGTACGGGCGCCAGCTGCGGCATTCAGCGCCCCCCGATCGCGAAAACGGCTTTAAGTCGGCTCAAAGGCACGTGTATCGGCCCCTCAGGGCCCTTGCCCACGGCGATCGCGCCCATGACGATGACCGCCGCCTGCTGCCGCCGGCCCCCGACCATCTGCTCGACCACCCCGCAGTCACCGCGGCGGGCCTGCACGGTGGGGATGCGGGCAAAATGGGCCGCGAGCGCCGCCCCGATCGTCTCGAAGCCCCGCCGGCGGAGCTGTTTCATGGCGGCCAGATCCGAGCGGTAGCGGCGGGATTTCGGGGGCAGCGGATTATGGCCGGTCAGGGCCTCGGCGACATCGGCGACGACGACCAGGCAGTCCGACTCCCCCCAGGCGAAGGGCGCGGCCAGGTGGCGCTCCAGCGTCGCCACGTAGCGGGCCTCCCACCCCGGCGGGCGCGGCCGCATCTGCATGTCCTCAGCGGCCATTTCTGGTCTCCACCGGCGTTTCCGCCCGCCGCCCGAAATGGATCTTCTCGGTGCGCGCCGCGCCCACATGCACGAAGCTGTCGTCGGTGGCGTCGATGAGCGCCTGGGATTCGGTGTTGGCCGTCCGCCCCTCGACGTCGCGCTGGATGATGTCGGGCTCCTCGAGCACCGCCTTGCGCAGCGGGTTGCCGGCCTCGTCCCATTCGATCGGCATGGCGTCGATCTGGCGCACGAAGACCTGCTCGCGCTCGACGATGGCGCCGCCGGCGTCGAGCCAGAAGATCGAGCCGATGGCCGTACGGCCCTCCCAGTCCTCTTCGTCGATCGTGGCGCGGATGCCGTCGTCGAAGACGTTGACAGGGACGTCGGCCCCCTCGGGCAGATAGGTCTCGTGCAGCGTCGCGGTAATGGCCCGGCTCTCCGGGCCGAGCGCACTCTCCGGCACGTCGAGCTCGACCAGCTTGCCGGCACCGTGGAAGGTCTGTGTGCCGAGGGTGGCATCGTCCCAGGTGAACTGCCCGATGACGCCGATGGCGAGGTTGACCACACCGCTGTCGAACACCAGCGTCAGCGCATCGATGGCGTCGACTTCGCCGGCGGCGTGGCGGGCAACGGTGGCGGGGTCGAACGTCTTCACGCCAGCGACTCCATGACCTCGAACCCGATCGGCGCCGGCTGGCCCACCTCTTCGTCGTCCCAGGAACCGGGGACGATCATCAGCCGCATGATCGGGTCCTTGAGCGCCACGGCGGCGCCGGCCTCGAAGACGCCCAGCGGCAGCCGCGGCGTCAGCTCCAGCGCCTGCGCGATCGCGCTGGCGACGACGACGTCGGCGGCGAGCCAGCGATGCGCAATGAGGCTGCCCTGGGAAAGGGCGAGCCGGTCCCCACGCTTCAGGGTCATCCCCACGGTGAGCCCGGTCACGACGATGTTGCGGCGGTCGGTGAGCGCGGCGAGCGTCGCGTCGTCTGCCATCGGCCAGGTCGCCGCCGTGTAGGCCGAGGGATAGCGGTGGCGCGGGTGCACGAAGTCGACGCGCAGGTTGAGATCGACGCAGCGGCTGAGGAAGGCGCGGAAGTCGGCGTGCTCGTTGCTGCCGTGCGTACCGGCCAGCGGCTCCGTTGTCATCCTGCCGCGCCAGAATGGCTCGGCGCGCCTCGAGGTGACGACCAGGCCGGCCTCCGTGCGCGCGTGGCTGATGCCCAGCTCGGGGCTGACGCCGATGCTCTCGAAGGCGTAGGCGGGCATGTCGATCGGCATGGCCTAGAACCCCGGGGCGCCGCGGCGCGAGGCCTGGCGCACTTCGTCGCGGACGATGGCGCGCAGGATCTTCTCGCCATTGGGGCCCGTCCGCTCTTCCCGATCGACGGTGCCTGACCGGCGCTGGTCGATGAGCTGGAAGACGACGTTCTGGCCGGCCGGCTGCGTGCCGGCAGCCGATTGGGCGCTGTGCACCCGCGTGCCGCGCGGCAGCTCGATGATCTCCTCGCCGTGCACCCGGGCGGGACCGCCGGGGTGAAAGCTGGTGCCGGCGGCGTAGCTCGCCATGCCGCCGATCGAGAAATTGCCGGGCCGCGAAAAGCCGACGCCGCCGCCCAGCCCGCCGCCGATGCCGCCCATCACGGCGCCGAAGATGAGATCGAAGATGCCGTCCGCGGCCATGCCGAGGGTGCGATCGGCGATGCGGTCAAGGGCATTGGCGCCGGCATTGCCGAAGGCGTCCCACACCGACATGCCGTCCCTGAGGCCGCCCTTGAGGTCGAGCACGAAGGACCTGAAGGTGCCCCGGTAGAAGTCGAGCTCCTCATTGGCGCGCTGCTGGGCCTCGGTGACCGCCTCGAGTTCCGCCTGGGCGGCGGCGTACTCGCCCGACAGCTGCCCGATCTGGGTCAGCACCTGGTCGGTTATGGGAATGCCGGCCTCGCGCGCCTTGTTGAGCAGCTCGTGGGCCGTGCGCTGCCGTTCCGCCTCGAAGGTCGAGGCGCCGAGCAATTGCACTTCGAGGCGCGCCTGCTCGAGGCGCTCGCGCATGTCGGCCTGTGCATTACCCCAGCGGTCGAACGACTTGCCGCCGGCGCGCCCGACCCGTTCCGCTTCGCGGCGGCGCCCCTGTTCGTCGAGCGCTGCGATCGTCCGGTCGTACTCGGCCTGGGCGGCCTGCCGCAGGATTGCATCGGGGGCGCCAAGGGCTTCGCCAAGCGCCTCTGCGGCCTGCTCTCGCAGGCTCCGGAGTTCCGGAGCGAAGTCGCGGATGCGATCAATTGCGGCCGTGGCGCGGTCGGTCGCGCCGGAGATCTCCATCAGAGCGGCCTGATTGTTGAGATCGACCAGCGCCGCCCTCGACATATCCGCAGCACCGGCGACCTTCCTGAGCTCCTCAGCCAGGTCGAAAACATCTGTCGCCAGCTGGCGGATGATCGGGCTGTCGGTGGTGTCCAGCAGATCCCGCGCCGCCGACATGACGTCGCCGAGCTCGGCCGAGGTCATCGTCGCGCTGAGGCCGAACTGGTCGAGCAGGTCGATTGCCGCCTGCATGTTGGCTAGATCGAGGCCCGGCGCGGTTGGCTCGACTGCCGCCATTAATTGCTGCTGGGCCAGAGCCGCTTCGATGTCGCGACGCATCTGGGAGACGCGCTCCCCGATCGCACGTGCCCGGTCTTCCTGGTCCCGTAGGCTGGCCTCGAGGTCGGAGGCCACCACGCCTCGCGGCAAGCGCTGCGCCGCCGCGGCCGCCTTCTCCGCGGCGGTGCGCGTGTGCTCATAGCCCGCGAGGATTTCGTCGAGCCAGTCGGCATGCTCCTCGAGCGACGCGGTCGCGTCTTCCGTCGAGTTCATCATGCCCATTAGGGCTTGCACGCCGGCGGCGCCCAGCCCGACCACGGCGATCGTCGCGAGCGAAACCGGATTGATGATCGAGGCAAAGGCACTGCTCAGGGCCGAAACCGTGCCCAGCAGGCCGCGGCCCGAGCCGATCGCGGCCGACAGCTGCGTGCCCTGCTGCAGGGCGATCATCAGCGGGTTCATGCCCATGGCGGCCGTGACGCCGATGTCCTGGAACTGCGCCGCGATATTGGCCGTGTTCATCTGCACGTTGAAGGCGGTGGCCTCGAGCGCCTGCAGCGAGGCCTGCTGCTGTTTGACGGCGGCGACGCCCGAACTCGCGTCGCCGACCAGCTTCATGGAGATGACGAAGGGAGCGGGCATCAGCTCTGCGCCTCGGCGAAGGCGACAAGGGCCGCGTGCTCGAGCACCGTGAGCTGCGCGAAAATCCGCTGCCGGTCCTTGCGGATGCCGAGCAGCGCCAGCACCGGCGGGATCGCGGCATAGTCGAGCCCGAGGCGCACGAGGCGGGCACGCTCGAGCGTTTCGAGGCTGGCCACGCGCCATTGCGTCGCGAGCGCGAGGAACGCCCGCCACGCCTGCTCATGGATGTCCCAGATCTGCAGCAACTCGTCCTCGTGCCCCCGGCTCTTCACCTCGACGCCCAGGGCGGCGAACTCCGCCCTCAGGCTATCGTCGATCGCTAGCGGCCGCCGCGGGTCTGCCTTGCCCATCTGGGCAAACGCCCAGGCCCGCGCGGCCGCGATCAGTTTCCCCTGGCGGGGTCCTCGGCCAGGGCCTTGCGGTAGGCCTGGATCACGGCGCGCCGGAACCAGCTCCACTGGTTGGCCCGGGCGAGGGCGAGCGGAGTGAACGGCTCCGGCTTGCCGGCCTCATCGACGACGCCCTCCCAGCCGATGAGCACCCGCTCGACCAGCCGGATCTCGGCTTCGCTGGCCCGTGCCGCCGCCGTGCCGCCGTCCAAGCCCTCGAACAGCGCCTCCGCCTCGTCGAGCGGGATGGCCGAAAAGACGCCCTCGAAATGCTGCTCGAGGTGCTCGCCCGGCTTCTCCGGATCGGGCAGCGTGACGCTGACCGGCCAGCGGAACTCGTGTGCGGTGGTGATCGTGAACTTCATGGTGACGCTCCGTTCAAAGGGCCTTGAAGACCGGGTTACTTGACGGTGATGACGAGCTCGTCATTGCCGGCGTCGGGCGTGAAGCCGAGCGGGATCGACAGCGTCGACACGCCCTCGGCGCTGCCCGAGGTCGGCCGGCCGATCTGCACCTTGGGGGCGGCGATCTCGACGATGTTGCCGGCGGTGGTGCCATGGGCGAGCGCCAGGGCCACCCGGCTGCCCAGCGCCGCGAACCAGTCCTTGGTGGCGATCGCCGGCTTGTCGATCACGACCGTGCCGGTGGCGCTGCGGTTGGTGAGGTCGATACCCTCGTAGCCGACGAGGAAGCGCGGCGACACGGTCGCGCCGCCGTCGATCTCGAGGCTGTGCATGTACGCCGCCACGGCGTCGAGGGTGAAGGTGGTATTGGCCTTGCCAACCGGCAGCGGCTCCTCGAAGCCGGTGTAGGTCACGGCGGGCAGCGCCGCGTCGGCGATGGGGCCGAGCAGGCCCACCATGTTGATGCGGCCGCGCGGGATGCGGGTCGCCTCGAGCGACAGCACCACATTGCCGCGGGCGCCCAGCAGGACGTGCCGGACGCCGTCCTCGTTGTAGTAGATCGAGACCGACTCGTAGCCGCCGGACACCGGCGAATAGTCGACGTCGACGCCGGCGGCGATGGTCTCGGCAAAGCCACAGCCGCGCAGCAGCGGCCCCCAGGCGGGGGCGGTGCCGGCGGCGCCGGCGCCGGCCAGTTCGAAGCTCGCCTCGAGCCGGGCGAACGAACCCGAGAACTTCGCGCCCATGTTGCCCAGGTAGGGCGCGACGATGTTGCGCGGGTCCTCGCGGCCCTCATAGGGCGTGATGCGGACGTCCGACAGCACCATGGCATTTGCGGCGCCGGTCGGCACCGGGTCGGTGCCGTAGACGGTTTCGAGCTTGGCCAGGATCGCCAGTTTCGAGGACAGCATTACTCATCGCCTCCGGTGGTTGGTGCCGGCTCGGCCGGGGTCATGGGTTGGGGGTCGCCCCGGCGTTCGAGGCCGCCATCGGGCCGGCGCACATAGCTGCCGCCCTCGCTCGGCCGCTGCTGCGGCCCGCTCGTTGCCTTGCTCGGCTTGCGCATCAGGCGCCTCCTTCGCTGAGATAGATCGGGGCGGCGAACGTCTGCTCGAACCAGGCGCAGCCGATCCGGGCCTCGACGATCTCGCCGCCGACATAGGTAACCGGCTCGCGCATGTCGGAGGGCACGAGGCCCACGAGCTGCGCCTTGCACCAGGCCGAGCAGGTTTCGACCTGGTCGTTGGCGCGGTCGCCATCGGCATCGCCCAGGTCTTCCGCGACGATCACGACCATGATGTCGCGCTCGATGCGCTGCAGCACCGGGCCCGTGGCGCGCTGGTTCTCGGCGGCCGCTTCCTTGGCCGTCAGCACGAAGGCCTGCGGCAGCACGCCGGTCGGACGGTCCTTCACCCGGGCGAGCGCCGTCGCCCCGGCCACGACGGCGAACGGCGTTCCGGCGGCGAGCAGGCGGGCCTTGATCTCGGCGATCGTGCTCATCTGGCCTCTGCCTCCAGGTACTCGGTGACGATCTCGGGCACGCGCTGCCGGTCATAGGCGGAGATGCCCATATAGGGCCGCGCGGGGATGCGCAGCTCGTGGCCGCGGATCGAGACGGCCCTGACTTCGCCGCCCTTGGCGCCGGTGCGGGCAAAGCGCGTGCGCACGCCACCGCCCTTGCGGATCTTCTTGAGCGTGACGCTGCCGCTGCGGGCCGGCATGGCGATGACGCCGCCCAGCTGGTGGATGCGTGCGTAGCGCAAATTGGAGCCCCACTCGACGGCGGCGTCGGTCGCGGCATAGGCGATGGAGGCATAGAGCCGGCCCTTCACCCGCAGCATGTTGGCGGTGCCGCGCCGGCCGCGGCCAACCCGCTTGCTGGCGGTCCGGGGCGACAGCGGCGGCCAGCGCACGCCCTCGGGCGAGGCCTCCTGCTCGATGTTGCGCCGGCTCGAGAACACGAAATGCGCTCCGATCGCGTCCATGGCGCCGCGCGGGTGTGCCGCCGCCTCGGCCACGCGGGCGAGCGCCGCCCTGGCGGCCGCGTCGTCGAGGACGATGCTGACGCCGGCCGGCGGCATCAGAACTCACCCATGCTGTCGCGCGTGAACACGCGATCCGGCGCCGAGGTCTGGATGCGGCCGCCACCGGCCTGGCTCGGGATCACACCGGCATTCTCGATGACGACGGCGCCGCCGGCGACGTCGTTGAGCCAGGCCCTGGCGTCGCGATAGGCGCGCTCGACCGCGCCGTCCTTTTCGGCGGATGGGCCATGCAGGAAATAGCGCGCGAGATCCGCGGCGATCTTGACCAGCACCGGCGGCACGGTGGCAAGCGGCAGCGCGTAGACCTTGCCGAGATAGCCGTCGATCATCGATTCCGCGTCGGCGATGTGGCGCGCCACCGTGGTGGCGTCGATCGTCGTCGCCGGCCGGTTCGTGCGATCGGTGAGCTGGACCAGCTCCGGCTCGCCGAAGCGGTCGATCAGATCCTGCTGGGTGACGTAGTTCACGAGGCAAGGCCCCCGAGAGCGGAATATAGGTCCCAGGCGCCGCCGATGACGACCATTGCGATCAGGGCGGCGACGAAGGCGACGAGCAGCACGTGGCGCAAATAGTCGGACGCCGGCGAGGGCTGCAGGGCGATCCTCACGAGGACGCCCACGAAGGCGGCGATGAAAGTGGCAAGCCAGACGATGATGGTCATGTCCGATCCTCTCGAATGAAGAGTTCCCGGCGGCGGCAGCGTCACACCGCCGCCGGGGTCTTGAAGGTCGCCTGCAGCCGGGTTGGAGCGCCCTTCAAACTGGTTGCGGGGGCGGGACTCGAACCCGCGACCTCGAGGTTATGAGCCTCGCGCGCTGCCGCTGCGCCACCCCGCGAAAGCGCCTCAGCCTGGCTCCACGCGGGCCTCGAGCACCGGGTCTTCCGTGATTGCCCGGAAGTCGGCCTCGGTGAGTTCGTCGACAGGGACGCGCACCTCCTCGCCCTTGGCGAAGCGCCGGCCGGCGCGCCAGCGCTGCGGGCGCTTTGTGGTCACCACCAGCACGCCGCCATCGAGCGCGGCGTGATCGCCGCCGGCGGGACCGGCCTCATTGCCGGCCCCGCCCTGGTCGTCGCTCGCGGGGGTATGGGTTCCCGACGCGCTCGCAACCGCGCCGGGGTTGGGGCCGGCCCCTTGTGTCCGGTGGTTCCCCTTGGGGCCTGCAGCGACGGCGTGGCCATCCCCGTGCGAGCCCGCTGGTATCTCGTTGAGGTCCGCCAGTGCCTTGAAGCTCGCTTCGGCGGACAGCACCGCCCCCTCGGCCTCCGCCAACAGGTCGAGCGCGTCCTGACGCTGTTCGTCAGCGGCATCTTTCGGCAGTGCATCCAGCGCCGCCTGGGCCTGCGCAGCGCGCTCGCCGGCGGCCTTCATCGTCGCTCGCGCCTGGTCGAGTTCGGCCGCCCGGGCGGCGAGCTGCTCCGGCGTCAGGGCCGCGATCGCCGCTGCGGCCGTGGCAGGTGCGGGCGGGGCGCCGGCGGCTACCTTCGGCTGCAGCACCTGCTTTGGGGTTTTGGTGGCTCTCTTGGCCATGACGCGTCTCCTTTCGGGTCTTGCAGCAGGAGCCGCGAGGGGCTCCTCCTGGAAGACCCGCCGGCCGCAGCCGGCGGATCGGGATGGCTCTAGCCAGGGGGACTTCGGCCGCTCTCCGCGCAGCCCAGCAAGCGGATGCCGACCACGATGAGGTCGTCGGTGTCGGCGCCGAAGTTCACAGCGGCGAGACAATCGCCGGTCGCCGCGAACAGCGCCGGTTCGCAGAGCTTGAGGTCGACGCTCTCGGTGAAGAGGACCTCGACTGCATAGGCGGGCACACGGTCGGCCTCGCAATGGAGGGCATCGCCATCTGCCGGCGGCTCGCCGATGATCGCCGCGATAGCCAGGGGATCGTCCTGGACGTCGAGGGCGGCCATGGCGGCCCCGGAGATGAGAAGCCCTGCAGCAGCGATGCTGGCGGCCATGAGGTAGAAGTACTTGCGAGACATGGCAGTCCTTTCGGGTCTCGGGTCTTGCAGAGAGAGCCACGCAGCTCCCTCTCCAAGACCCGCCGGCTGCGGCCGGCGGATCGGAAGGGTCGCTAGTCCGGCTAGGCGAGCCAGGGCACCACGAGCAGCTCGGCCGTGCCCTTCCATTCGTTGGTCTCGCCGCCGGCGCCATACTCGGAGTTGAGGAGCTTGCGGCCAGCGCTTTCGAGGCTCGGCGGCACCACCAGCAGATCGGGTACCAGCCCAAGCGGCCGGCCGCCGTCGCCCTTGAAGCCCGAGATCGCGGCGCGGGCGGTGGCGTAGTGGGTCGCGTCCAGCGTCTGCTTCGAGCCCCAGGCCATCTGTGGGAACCCGAAGCCGACATTCCAGCGCGCGTCGGTGCCGTAGAGGTACTGCTTGTTGTGGAAGACGTTGGGATCGTCGGGATTGTCGAGGGCGACGAACTGCGGCTTCTTGCGCTCCTGGAAGATAAGGGGCTTCAGCACGCGACGGGTGCTGAGCAGGAACCAGGGCGTAGTGGCGCCGCCGTCGGTATTGGCATAGACGCCCACCGTCTCGCCGTCGTCGCCGATCACCGGATGGTCGGTGTCAAAGAAGTTCTGCCCGTCGAAGCACTCGGTGGTGAAGCCGTTTTTCAGCAGCGAGAACACCAGGATGTCCGGATGCGCGGCGACGCCCTCGCCGAGCTCGGAAAACAGCGGCGCGTAGATACCGAGGTTGTCGTCCTCGATGTCGTCCCGGTCGACGCCGATCGTCTGCTCGTAGGGCTTGTTGACGATGACGTAGCCGCTTTCGGACAGGGACATGATCTGGCGCGGCCCGACCCACTCACGCATCCCCGGGATCTTGCCCATCCACCCATAGGTGTTGGACTTGGTGGTCGAAGGGACAGGGGTGGCGACGCGGGCTTGCATGGAGGTGGCGGCCCCCAGCGCCCGCTGGAAGCTGGCATTGAAGCCGGTGCGCAGCGCCCGGAGATTTTCGGAAGTGATGATCATTGCAGTGGTTCCTGTTTCGGGGCTGCGGGCTAGAAGCTGCCGGCGACGCCGGTGGCCACCCAGACGCCGTTGGCGTCGACGTCGACGATCTTGCCGGCGATCGAGCGGCTACTGGAGCCATCGGTCTTGGCCACCGTCAGGTCGTCGACGATGTAGCAATCGTCGCCGATCTCGGCCTTGGTGATCGCGTCGGCGGCGCTGGAATTGGCCCAGCGAAAGACGCCGGGCTTGTAGGGCACGTCGACGTCGCCGGCGGCACCGGACGAGTTGTCGACGTATTTCTCGCAGCGGCCGACGGCGACGAGGCCGGTGGCGGTGACCGCCGGCTTGACGTTGCCGGAGGCGTCGCGGACGAGCATGGCGCCGGCGAAGCATTTGACGGCGGCAGCCACCGGGCCGGAATAGATGCGGCCGGCGGCTTCCCTGGTGTTGCGGTCAGCGGTGAGAGACATGGGAGCGGTCCTTGGTTGCAGCGGCGCCTGCCGCGGTGTCGGTAAGCGAGGCGGTCAGGCCGTCTCGAAGCTCTGCTTGGAGGCGAGGTAGTCTTCCCGGCTCACGCCCATGGCCGCGATCACGGCCTCGTCGGCGTCGGTGAGCGCCGGCTTGCCGGGCTCGGCCTTTGCGGCGGTGAGCTGCTGCCCGGTCAACCTGGGCGCGTTGGCGACGAAGGCTTCGAAGCCCGCCTGGTCCTTCCTGAAGTAGTTGAGGGCCCAGTCCTTGTTGGCCGGCGTGATCTTGCCGGCGCTCATGGCCTCGGCCACGGCCTGCTCGGCCTTCTCGCTGGCGCCGGTCTCCTGCAGCGTCCTGAACTGCGTCTGCAGCTCGGTGAACATGGCCATGGGCACGAACTGTGCCGGGTCGACCTGGCCGCCCTTGGCCGACATGGCGGTGACGATCTCGTCCGCCTTGGCATCGGTCTTGAGCCCGGCGGCCACGGCGATCTTGCCGCGATCGGCGGCGAAGGCGCTGACGGCCGAGACCACCTCGTCGAGCTTGGCTTCCGGCTTGAGCCCGATCGCCGCCGCCATGGCGACGATGCCGGTGCCGAAGGCGTTGATGGCGGCGAGGATCGCGGCCTCGCTGGCGTTGTCGTCGAGCCCGAGGGCCTTGGCGATCGACTTCATGTCTTCGTCCTCTTCCTGAAAAAGTTCGTCGGCCCGCGCCGCGAAGGCGGTGAGGTCGAGATTGGGAGTGTTGATGAGCGCCACGCTCTCGAGGCGGCCGACCTGGCCGGTCTTCTGGCTCGAGGTGAACAGGGGCGAGAGGTAGCGGTACTCGCCGGCCTCGATCGCCGCCCTGGCCGCCGGCGTCCATTCGGGGCGGCCCCAGATGCCGTCGTCGCGCACCTGGAACTCCTTGATCCAGCCGGCCGCCTTGGCGGTGCCGCCGACGTCGGGCCTGGTCGCAAAGAAGCTCTGGTGGTCGTAGTCGATCATCAGCTCGGTGGCCCCGAAATGGGCCAGCGTGCGCGCCACGATCTTTTCCATGGCGGCGCGGTCGCCGGCATGGAACGGGCCGCGGCCGTCGCGGCCGGTGAAGGTGCCGGCCGGCAGGATCAGCACGAAGCCGTCCGCCGAGCCATTGGCAGGCTGGGCGGCGCTGGCGCCGAAAGCGACGGAGTTGACGCGTTTGCTCATACCGGCGAAGCTGGCTTATTCGCGCCGGCCAAACGCCCCGGACAAATGTCCGCCCCAATCGCCCCGCGAGCGCCTTTTCACCCCTGACACCGCCGGCACGCCCCGATGCGCTCCTCGCCCGGGGCTGGATATGCCGTTAAACGGGTTTTAAAGGGGGCTGGCGCCGCAAGAGCGACCGCGCACGTATGTCGGCAGCGCAAAAGGGCCCTTGCGCGCGCCTGGGGCGGATTTCCGCGACCCCCTCCGAGCCGTCAGCGGATGCCGAGCGGGTCCGGCTTCTGCCCGATGCGCCTGAGCGTCTCGCTGAAGCCCGCCTTGCCCGGGTTGTGGTCCCAGCCGGGGTCGATGCCGTCCGGGATGACGCGCGTCTCGCCCGTCACCTTGTTGGTCCACGGCCGGGCGGGGATCTCGGGCGGGACGAATTTCGCCGCTGCCCCGAGCGCGTCGACGTCGCTCTTGCTAAGGCTCTGCAGCGTGCACCGGCAGCTCCAGCCGCAGGGCGGCGCCCAGACGGCCCAGTAGGGGTGGTCGACCGGCAGCACCAGGTTGTGGTGCAGCGCATGCGTCGGCCGCGTGCGCTCGTCCATGATGGCGACATAGCGCAGGAACGGCCGCACGGCCTTGTTGCGCTCGAAGCTGGCCCAGTGCCCGGCGGCGTAGCTCACCCGCATGTTGGCGTCGAAGATCAGCTCCAGCCGCCGGGGCGAGCCGAGCTGCACGCTCTCCTCGAGCCCCGTCGCCGGATTGACCTGGCGGGATCGGCCCCACCAGCCCTTGCGCTGCAGCAGCGGCGTGAGCTCGGCGGCGAACTCGCGATAGGTGCGGCCCTCCTCGAGTGCCTGGAGCAGGGCCTTGAAGATGTCCTCGAGGACGTCATAGCCGTGCGATTTGGCGACGGTGAACATGGTGGCGTGCAGGTCCGCGTAGACCTCCTGCCAGGCGAAGCTGGGGGCCAGCTGCCGGCCGCGGGTGAGCAGCGCCTCGATGGCGTCGCGCGGCTGCACCGGCTTGAGTTCGAGCGGCATCAGGCAAGCTCCTCATCGGTCTCGCCGGCGAGGCGCGCCACGAAGGCCGAGCGCGCCAGCAGGTCGGTGAAGGCGGCAACGCCCATGGTGGTGGCGCGCCGGCGCAGGATGTCGCGCACCTCATCCTCGCTCGCGGCGGCGGCGATCTCCTCGTCGAGCCCCTCGACCACCGGCCTGACCAGCGGTTCCCAGCCACCATCCGCCAGCATGTCGGCGACGGCCTGGTCGATCGCGTCGCCGGGCACCGCGCCGGCCTTGTGGGCGGATACGTCCTCATCCTCGGCCGGATCCGCGTCGTCGCGGCGCCCGGCCGGGGTCGGCTGTTCTGTCGCGGGAGAGGGCAGCGCCGGTTTCGGCGGCGTCAGCAGTTCTTCGTCCGGCTCGGGCTCGGCAATGCCGATCTTGTCGCGCATCGTCGCCATGCCGACCTTGAGGCCGAAGGGGATCAGCCGGGTGACGTTGTCGACGAGGCTTTTGACGTCCTCTTCCTCGGGCCGGCCGATGGTGATCCTGGGATACTTCGCGCCCATCGGGCGTGGCCCGAAATTGAGGTCGACCAGGACGCGCGCGAGATCGCGGTTGAGGGTGGCGGCGAGCTGGCGCGCGTCTACCTTCTCGATGTCCTCGCGCACACCGTCATGCACCTTGGAGCTGGCATAGCCGCCGCCCTTGATGACGTCGGTCGTACCGGTCTGGCCCAGCACCAGCTTGCTCACCTGCTGGTCGAGCCAGTTGGCGCGCCGCTCGTACAGCTCGTGGCTGCCGGAGATGTCGGCCTTGACGAAATCGACGGTCATCGCCGCCGGGATGATGGCGGCGAAGTCCGAGCCGATATTGGCCACCGCCTCGAGGAGCCTGTCCTTGTCGGCCTCGCTGGCCGCGGGATCGAACTTGCCCAGCCTGAGCGGCTGCCCGTAGGCCTCGCAGAAGATGGCCCAGTCCTTGAGGGTGAAGCTCTTGAACAGATAGGTCCAGGCGACGGCGCGGGCGAGGCCGCCGCGGATGGTGAGCCCGGATTTGACCTTGGCCCGGTGCACGATCCAGCCGAAGGCCTTGAGCTCCTCGGGCTGCCCGCCGTCGCCGCGCAGCATGATCTTCTCGGGCTCCTCGCGGTCGAACTCGAACCAGCGCGGGTCGCGGTACTTGATGGCGCGCGGCCGCCACTGGCTCTCCGAGGTGTCCCAGATGATCTCGCAGCAGGAGAACCCCTTGCCGATGGCATCGAGCATATCGACCAGCTCGTCCTGGAATTCGTCGCGGGCGAGCACCTCGCGCACCAGCTCGGCCTGCGCCTCTTCCTCGGTGCTGTCGCCCGCCGCCTCGACGGCAATGTCGAGCCCGGCCACCTGGCGCTTCCGGGTCGAGAGCACGCCCGTATAGTGCAGGTCGCGCTCCTCCATGTCCTCGGCCAGCTCGAGGTAGCGCTCGGGGCTGCCCTCGATACTCTCGCGCAGCAGGCGGCCGAGGCGCCCCGGGGTGAGGCCGGCGGCCGGGTGCCCGCCATAGGGCTGGCGGATGCCGCGCGTCGTCGGCGCCGCCTGCTCGGAGACGAGCTCGGCCTTCCTGATCGGCCTCCCGCGATAGTCGACCAGGCCCCTGTAGAAATCGGCCATTTACCAGGCGCCTCCCCGTCGCATCGATCCCAGCCGGAACCCGTTGTCCCGCTCATCCGCCCTGTAGTGCCACTCGCCCTCGGCTGCCCGCTCCTCGAACCGGCTGGGCGGCAGCGTCGCCGGCTTGTAGTCGTACTCGTGCCACTGCAGCCGGCTGGCGAACCAGGCGAGCCCCAGGGCAATGGCGAAGTCGCCGTGGCGCTTCTTTCCCATCTCGCCGACGCGGGTCGGCGGCACCATGGGGATGCCGCGGATGACCTTGACCAGGCGCAGGTCGGACAGGTGCTCGGCGAACTTCGTAAGGAGGATTGCGGCATCTTCGAACGCTACCTTCAGCGGGGGCATTTCCACCCGGTACCAGTCCTGGGTGAACTTGATCGCCCGGATCAGGCCGGAGGGATTGTCGGTCTCATGCCACAGGCCGAAGATCCGCCCCATGTCCTCGGCCACCGTCCAGCCCATGCCGGTGGCATCGAACGCCGCGCCGACCAGCCGGCTGCGCACTGCCATCAGGATGTCGCGCACGATCGCCTTCTGCTCGTCGCCGGGAACGCCCCGCATCTCCACCGTGAACGCCGATCGGCGCCGCAACGTCGTCTCGATCGCCAGCAGCTGGGCAACCGAGAGGTCGGCGACGCGGGCGAAGTCGAACCCGAGGGCGTAACGCAGGTCGAGATCCAGCGCCGCGAGCGCCGCCGCCAGTTCCGCCATGAACGGCGCCAGCAGCGCCCGGCGCTCCAGTTCCGGCCGGTGCAGATAGTCCGGCGGCAGCTCCAGCCTCAGGATCGGCGCCTGTTCCTCGGTCAGCGTCATGCGGGCTTCGATCAAGGGCCCGGTCAGCCAGGCGCCCGAGCCCATCGAGGGGATGCAGAACAGCTCCTCGTCGGCGCCGTCGCCGTAGAAGTCGATGATCTCCTGGCGCCACTCGGCCTCGACTTCGGGCGACCACTCGATGCCGCGCACGAGGCAGATACGCTGGTAGAGCCCCTGGCGTAGCGCCTCGTCGAAGTCGATGCGCATGTGCTTGTACTTCGACCGCCCGCCCAGGATATCCTGCACCAGCACGTTGAAGGCATTTTCGGCGCCGTTGTGGGTGGAGCACACAACCACCTGCCCGCCCCACATCAGGAAGGCGAGCGCGGCCTTGAGCAGCTCGGCGAGGTTGTCGACGAAGGCCGCCTCGTCGATGATGACCACGCCCTGCTTGCCGCGCAGACCGCGCGGCGCCGACGACAGCGCCAAAATCTCGAAGCCGGAGGCGAACTGGATGCGGAAGGCCTTGATGGCGCTGCCGCCCTCGGCGTCGCCGCCGTCGAACAGGAACTCCTCGACCTCCAGCGCGGCCGACGCGAAGGCCTTGGCCCACATGGCGCACGCGTCGATGAACTCGCGCGTCATCTCCTGGGAGTAGGAGATGTACATCACGTCCATGCCGCCGGCGGCCTTGACCTTGGCGGCCTTGAGCACGGCGTAGGACGCGAGCCCCCAGGTGAAGCCGATGCGGCGGCTCTTCTCGATGACCAGGACGTGCGTGCCGGCGCTGTCGAGCAGCCCGACGCCCTCGGCCTGGTAGGAGAGCAGCACATTGGGCAGCTGCTCGACGCTCACCTGGCCGGCGCCGGCGACGTGCGTCATCGACGCGCGCCGGATCTCTGCCCATTGTTCTTTGGTAAAGGGGGCGGTCATTTCGGTCTTCCGGTGCGCACGGGACGCACCTCTCTGCCCGTGCGAATCCACTCGCTGCCGTCGGCGTCCAGCCGCACGATGTAGCCGGCGGCCACTCCGCCGACCACGCGGCCGACACCTTTCTCAATGGACACAGGCGTCCCGATGGCGACCTGCCTCGTGGTGCGGGTCTCGCTCATCGTTGCCCCCGGAGGATCGCGCGCTCGATCTCGTAGGCGTCGACGCCATAGCCGTGCTCGACACGATGCACTGTTCCGTCGGCCATGCGGATCACGAGGCTGGACGAGCTGCCGTTCATGTAGAACCGCCGGTCCCATGTTAGGCTGGCGACCAGGTCGGGATTGATCCGGGTGCCCTGGCTGTCGATAGGGACCATCATCCCCTCACCCCGAGAATTTGCGACTTGATCGCCGCGGCCGTCTCGGCGGTCAGGCCCTTGGCCTTGGCCACCTTGTCGACGGCGGCTGCCGCATTGGTCGCGAATTCCTTCTCGACCTTCTGTCGGCGCTGCGTCGAGATGTTCTGCGCCTGGCTGGCCGAGCGCAGCGCGTCGGCCATGGCCTTGGCCTCCTTGGCCTCGAACCCGGCCTCGCCGCCGGCCGTCAGCAGCTCAAACACCAGCGTCTTGACCGCCTCGGCCGCCAGCACCGTGAGATTGTCGCTGGCCTCGGCATCGAAACTCTTCGCCAGCTGGTTGGCGATCTCGCGCGTCTCGTCGATGCGGGCGCTGAGGGCGGCGAGCTTGATCGAATAGCGGTTGAAGGCCGATTTCGACGGGATGGTGAACTCGAGCTCGCCGTGATGCTCGCGCTGCAGCGCCTGCATCCGGTCGAAGAACTCCTGGTAGATCTCCTGCTGGGTGCGGTCGCGGTTGCGCAGCTGCTCGTTGGCCCAGGCGATGATCGGGCCGCACTCGGGCGGCAGCTGCTCGAGACCGTTGAGCCGGCCCCGCCCCTTTGCTCGTGCGGCGACCGCCATCTCACACCTCCGGCGAAGGCCGTGCCACGCCCTCGATGATCGCCCGCCGCTCGACGTGATCGAGGCCGAGCCGGGTAATGGCGCCGATCATCACAGTGCCCGCCTCGGTGAGGGTGACGGCGCCCAAATTCTTGAGTTCGCGCAGCTGCGTGCGGATCCAATCGCGGTTGCGCCGGTGCCCGAAGCTGTCAAGGACAGCCTCGAGGATGACCTCGTTCATGCGGCCGTCCGTCTGGTCGCGCATGGCGCGCAGCATGACCAGGCGGGCATCCAGCGTGAGGTGGCGTTCGTAGTCGGTGGTGCTCATTTCTTGCCCTGGTCCAGCAGGTAGGCTTCGATCCGCGATGCCGTGCGCTCCACGGCCTTGAGCGATTCGGCGAGGACGCCGATCGACCCGTTGAGTTGGCTGACCTTGAGGTCGAGCTGATGCACTGTGTCTTTGTTGGGCATCTGGCCCAGCGTCTGTTCGACGGCCGCGAGCTTGACCTTGTGCTGGGCCATGTCGCTCTGCAGGTCGCGGATTTCGGTAGCGTTGATCCGCGAGCGGCTGGTCAGCCAGGCGTATATGGCGGTGCCGATGGCGAGCAGCGACGATCCCAGCGCCGCGACATTCCGAATGTCGTCCAGGCTCACTTCCACCCCCGCTCGTAGTCGTGCTGGCAGCCGACGCAGCGCCGCGCCGAGGGCAGCGCCTCGCGCCGCGCCCGGCTGATGTCGGCGCCGCAGTCGATGCAGTGGTCGGAGCCTTCCTCCTCGAGCGCGGCGCTGGCCGCGATTATCGAGGTCAGGCGCTCCTGCTCGGCCCGCTGTTCGGCGAGTTCGAAATCGCGATTGCCGAAGCCCGCGCTCACTCCTCGCCCCCATCGTCTTCTGCAGGTGCGGCAGCCATCCCCAGGGCCGCCATGTAGAGTTCCAGAAGACTATCGTGCTCCATGCGTTCGGCGTGGTCCTGCTTGCGGATCCTGACTATGTCGCGGAGCACTTTGGTGTCGAAGCCGCTGCCTTTGGCTTCGGCATAAATGTCCTTGATGTCGTCGGAGATGGCCTTCTTCTCCTCCTCCATCCTCTCGATGCGCTCGATGAAGGCGCGCAGCATGTCCTGCGCGACGCTGTCAGGTGAGACCTTCTTCATCACGCGCCCCACTTCCGGGCGACGAAATCCTTGACCGTGTGGCCGCCCATATAGAGGCCCATGTAGAGAGCCGAGAGGTTGAACAGCACCCACAGGTCGACCGGGGGCAGGGCGATCTTGAAGATCGCATTGAGCACGTGCAGCACGATGATGTTCCAGAACCACAGCACGCCCAGCCCCCACATGCCGGCCGGCCGCCACGCCCAGGCCCACCACGGCTCCTTCGCCTCCTGGGCGAAGATGGCATTGGTTTCCTTCTGCTGGGCGACGCCGGCGAGGATGGCGTCCGGGTTGGCCTCGACCTGGCGGATCACGGCGGCTGTAGCCTCCGGCTCGGCCTCGTATTTCGCGGCAATCGCCTCGGGCGTCGGCTCGGTGCCGAGCGCACCGGCGAGCACGTCGATGGCCTTGCCACCCAGCCGGTCGAGGGGCGGCGGCAGCACTTCTTCGACCACGAGCTTGAGCAGCGGCGTGCCGAGCCTGGTGAAGATGCCGATCAGCGGGTTTGTCTTTGCCATTTAACGGGCCTTTCAAGGGCTGAAAATCAGGTGCGCACGCGGCGGCCGAGCACGATGCCGCGGCCTTCGAACCAGTCCTTCACCGGCTCGGGCAGCCAGGCGAAGAGCGGGCCGCGATAGCGCCAGGCGAGGAACAGCAAATAGACGGTGAGGCCGAGTACCAGGGCGCCGCCGAGGGCCCAGAGCAGCGTGGACAGGTCGACGCCCTCCGTGCTCCCGGGCGCGGGGTTGACCGTGACTTCGGCGCCGCCGCCCGCGGTCGCGCCGCCGGCACTCGCGGCGCCCGTCGCCTTGTCCGCCTGCCGCTCCGCCTTGACGCGGGCGATGGTGGCGCGCGTCGCCGGTCCGACGATGCCGTCGACGGTGAGCCCGTGCTCGGCCTGGAAGGCGCGCACAGCCTGGCCGAGCTTCGCCTCGCGATAGCCGAGAGCACGCAGGTCAGCGGCGTAATCGGCGGGCTCGGACACCGATGACGCGCCGGCGGGGTAGCGACCGAACTCGATCAGCGTCCACTCCCGGCCGCGCCGCGCCGTGAGCCCGGCGAGCACCTTCCCACCGGCCTTGTTCCACTGTTTGAAACGCAGCGCGGCCGTCGCGATCCGGCCGGCCAGGAACTCGCCCACCCATCTCGCCCGAAGGATGGCGCCGGTATTCCAGTCGAAGCTGACGGCCCCGTCGAAGACGTGCTGGGCGACAGCGCCGAGCGCTCTGGCGACCCGCGGCTCGTAGTTGCGCGCCAGCGCGAGCCGCGTCAGCCGGCGGTTCTCCTCGCGAGTGATGGTCATGCCCTTCTTCGGTTTGACGACGCCCGAGGCGGCCGTGAGCCCGGTGCCGATCGTCCACACGCCGGCGGGGCAGCGATAGGCGCGCAGCACCACGCCCTCCTCGCCCTCCAGCATCTCTAAGCCCTGGTCCGATGTCCGCATGGTGCACCCGCTCTACGACATGCGCCGGGGGGATTGCCCGGCGCGTCAAATCGGGTACGATTGTGCCTCGCAGGCCATACGCAAACGCCCCGGACAAATGTCCGGGGCGTCGTTTCTTTTGGCCCTTAGAAGTGGTGGGGTGCGCTCTTCACATCTGATCGCAGTCGGCGCATTCTCTGCGAGCGAAGAGGAGACTCACGATGGTAAACGACGACCCTAAGGAACCCCGGCCCGCACCGCCTCCGCCTCCTCCGCCGCCGCCGACTGATTGGGATAATCAGAAGAGCGACGATCCGAAGCCGAAGCCCAGGTGACAATGGCGGCAGCGATCAGACCCGCCGCCAGGCTAACCGTGGCTGCGATAATGGCGCCAGCGATCAGTCCCACCACCAGGCCAACCATGGCTGCAACAATGCCAGCCTGCTTCGCCTGCGCTAAATCCCTCGCCGAGCGATAGTTAATCTCATTGTTGGCCTTCTGCTTCGCCTCGAGGTTCTCGAGGTATGCCTGTATTACCGCCTGCTCTGAGACCTCGTCCCCGCCAGCCCATTTCCAGAACTCGGCGCCTCGACCGGGGAGATTCAGAACGGCGGATTTCGACGCCTCCAAGCAGTAGAAGCACCCGGCGGCAAGCGGTATGAGGGACGCGAGTAGTCCCCAGCCGGTGGCCTTTGTAAGCAACTGATCCCCGGCAAAAGCGCTGATCGCTCCTGCGCCTGCAGCGAGCGCGACCGTCACGTACAGCCGCAGAAATTCCGTCGCCCGTTGGTCGTTGAAGCAGATGAGGTCAATGACGGCCTGGTGCCGGGCTCTAAGGTCATTCATCGGCGCCAACGATGAGGTGATGAGGTCCATGTTCGCCCCCTTTCGATCAGAGCCTCTTGCCGGCAACTCGCTCGGCGTAGTCGACGCCCTTTGCTGGTCCAAAGGGGACACTCGTGGCGAGGACTGGTCAAGGCCGCACTCAGGAAACGGGCGTGCGCTGGCTCGTCACTTCCGGTGCGGCTTGTATGGGTTGGGCGGGCCTATCATCCCGTTTGGCCTGCCTGCCGCCTTCTGCCGGGCCCGCAGCTCATGGCCCTCTCGCCTCAGCGCTTCATACTGCACATTACCCGGTAGCAGCGACCATTCCCGATTCTTCTCGAGCATCCGCCGCGTCGCCACTTCAATGGAGGTTCCGCCCAGGGTGTTCTGGTGCGAGCCGCCTGGCCAAATACGCTTGGCAGGATCATCATTGTCCCTCGATGTCGACATGCGCCGAGCATATCGCCGGGAACGGACAGAGAACAGTCGCTAGGGCTGGTGGCCCATCGCCGGGCGATCCTACAACAGAGTGCAGGGCGACACGCCGTGCTAGGCTAGGCGCGGCAGCTACTCGAACAGCGGCCCCATGCCGCCGGCCCTGAGCTTGCGGCGGTAGCGCCGCACCGTGCGCTCGTGCCTGCCTGTGGTCGCCGCGATGCGGTTGGCCGAGCCACCCGCCTCGATCGCCCGCATCATCACCTCGCCAGCCCGTACCCTGGCCATGGGGATGAGGACGCGCTGCCCGGCAGCGCGGCCGCCAGCCGAGGGGGCGGCGAAATGGGCGCAGATCTGCTGCGCCGCCGTCAGCCCCACCAGGTCGGTGAGCCAGTGGCCCTCTCGCGCCCGGTGGGGGATATAGACCGTCTGCCCGCCCTTGGCGGCCGCGATCGCCCGCGCGGCATCGAGCCCCGCGGCTTCGGCGATCTCGGCGAGGACGGCCGGCAGGCCCAGGCGGTCGCTGCTCACTAGGGCCTCGCGCGGCCCCGGACGTCGACCATGACCACCTTGGTGGCCTCGCCGATCACGCCTTCGTCCCTGAGCAGCATCTTGACCCTGCCGGTCTGCAGGGCGATGGCGCCGTATTCGGCGGCGTCGGTCGCACGCGTCGTGAGGTGCTCGCGCACCCGTTCGACGTCGAGGCCGTATTCGACCTGCAACCACCGCAGCACCGCGTGATCCGACACCACCAGGCTGGCCTGCCGTCGCCTCATCACTTCTGCCACCATGCCAGACGCTCCTCTTCGTCTTTGTCGCTTGCCGGATCGGCCGGCCCCGTCACGCGCCCGCCCAGCTCGACTTCGAGCAGCTGCCGGGTAATGCCTGCCTGCCGATGGTGCAGTCGGCGCCACTCGGCCCCGTGCACCCTGAGGCGGGCGATCTTGTCGGCGAGGATGCGGCGCTCCCCCCGCAGCCGGCTCACTTCCTCGGGGGAAAGAGCCCGCGCGCCCATCACGCCACCTCTGCCGTCCGCCTGGCCCGCCGGCGGGCCGCTTCGCCCCGCATGGCGAGGGCTTCATCGGCGGGACGCGTGTAGGCGTCAGCCATGCCGGGCGGCAGATGCACTGTCGGGATACCCGGGCCCCTGGGCACGTCCCGCTTGTCCCAGATCACCCAGCAATAGGCCGTCGCCGAGCTGGCTTCGGGATCCCAAGCGCCCTCGATCATCGGGACGCGCTCGGCGAAGACGACGATCCTGCTGGCCCGGTGCGGCGCGCCCGGGGCGAAGAACTGGTGGTACCGCTCACCCCCTTCGAGCCACTGCAGCCGCAGCAGCAGCGCCACGCCGCGCCGCGCGATCGCAAGGCCGCGCCGGGCGAACATCGCAGCCAGGGTGAAGGGCGGGTTGGTGATGACCCAGTCGACCGGCCAGGGCGCCTCGCCCGGGCCGCAGAAGGAAAAATCGAGATCGCGGACGGCGCCATAGCCCCAGTCGTGCACGTCGGTCGCGAACGCGCGCCCGAACGTCTCGGCGAGCGGGATGGCGCAATGTCCCGCACCGCAGGCCGGCTCCCATACCGACATGGCCGACATCGGCGCGCCCAGCTGCGGCCGCAGCACCTCACCGACCAGCGCGCGCACCGCCCAGGGCGGCGTCGGGAAGAAGTCGAGCGCACTCGCGGCGTTCCGCCGGGAGGCCCGTACCGCCGTCGAGGTGGGCCCGGCCTTGCTCATGCGTCTGCCCAGTAGATGACGACGCCGGTGAAGAGGCCTTCGCCATGGGTCGCCAGCCAGAACCGGCCAAAGTGTCTGAGGCTGAGGAAGCCGTCCGCCCAGGCGAAAGCCTCCATCTCATCGTCGGCGAGTGGGATGCCATCGAGCTCGATGCGGCCTACCTTTGCCTCATAGGCCCGCCCGACCGGGATGACGATCTGCGCGACGCGGATACAAACCGGGTCGGGGATGATCTTCCTCGCGTGCCTGGTGCGCAGACCGGTGTAGAGTTGGACACGTTCACCAGGGCGCGCGTGGCGCTTTCCGCCCTGGTGGCGAACCGTCTGGCGCTTCGTCCGGGCGGAGATCTGATCGACGAATGAAGACTTGAAGTTGTAGGCGACCATCAGCGCGCCTCCCCGCGGATGCGCTCGCCGAGCAGCTGCATGATCCCGATCTTGTCGCCTCGGCCGAGTTCGCCGCCGCGCCAGGCGAGATAGGCCTGTGCTTCCCTGCTGGCTTCCTCGAGCAGCAAACCGTTGAGCCCGAGCTTCCGCGCCTGGGCGGCGATGACGGCGTCCATCGCGTCATCATGGTCCGCCCATTCGACGCCGCCGGCCCGCGCAATCCATGCCTTCAGCCCCTCGACAGCCTTGCGCGCCGCGCCCGCCTCGCGCAGGAATTCTGTGCGCTCGATGCCGCTCTGCCGGGCAACGAAGGCGAGCATGGCGCTGTCGCGCCGGTCATGGACGATGCCGAGGTTGAAGGCATCGAGCCACAGCGCCTGCAGCTTCTTCGCGTAGGGCCCGCCGACTTGCCTCGCGGCTGGGCTGGCCGCTCGGTTGAGCGCCTGCAGCACCCGCACCTGCTCGCCCGGCGTCATCAGGCGCAGCGAGCGCTTGCCGGTCTCGCGCTGGTACAGGTCGCGGGCGGTGTCGTCGTCGAGGCCGGCGCTCTTGCGGGCGCCGTAGATGGCGGCGATTGTGCTCACAGCAATTCCTCCTCGACGGCCTTGCGGACTTCGGAAAAGGCGGCGTCGATCTTTTTGGCAAAGGCCTGCGGGGTCGGGTTCCTGGGCCGGTCGACATCGGTCTCGAACGCGACCTGGCGCTTGCCCTCGCGGGTGATGGTGGCGCGGATGGTGAGGAGCGGCTTGCTCATTTGCTGTATGCCTTCACAAGCCTCGCCCGGCCGGCGTCGGTGATGCGGACCTCCGCCTTGCGGCCGGTGCCCAGCTCCCGCGCATAACCGTGCCTGATGAGCTTCTCCATGCCATCGCGGCGCCGGTTCGAGCCGTTGAGCTTCCAACCGTCACCTGCATTGCGTACGGCCGGGCCGTAGTCGCGGAGCTCCCACAGTCGGTCGATATCCGATTTCGTCAGCTCGTTCGTCATGCCGCACCTCCCTGGGCCAGGGCGACCAGGCCGCGGCGCCAGTTCTCGACAGCGCGCACGTGCTGCTCGGGCAGCCTGCCCTCGCGGTCGCGCACCGCGGACAACGCCGCGAGGCGGATGTCGAGAAACTGCGTGCCCATGCCGAAACCGGCAGCAAGGCACGCCTCGCGGAGCACCTGGCCCTTGGTCACCAGCGTGTCGTCGGCGAGGCGCAGCAGGATCGCGGCACAAGCGCGATCGGTCTCGGCCGCAAGGATCTGCCGGGCGATCGGGAACAGCCCGTCCATGGCAGCCGGCGCCTCTTGGCGCGACGCCGCCGGCGCGAACCGGGCCGCCTGCCGGGCGGGGATCTGCGGCACGGTGCGGGGGATGCGGATGTCGATCACTTGCCCGCGCTCCTCTCCAGCTTGCGGCGTGCCGCGCGCAGCCAGCTCCCGAGCAGCCCATTGTCGCTGCCCGAAGTGGACGTTCCGGCGACGCCGCCCATGCGCAGCTCATAGGTGCCGGCGATGTAGCGGACCCGGGCGCCGTGCATGGCGGTCAGGACATCCACGACGACTTGCGGTGCCGAGGAATGGGCCTGCTGCAGGCGCTCGACGATGGGGACGAGTTGCGTGAGCGGGAGTTTCATGACGCGACCTCGCTCTCCGAGAGGGCGTGCCTCTCGAACAGGTGGCAATGGTCGCGATCGCTCTGCGCCGCTGCCTTCTCCATATGATCGACGGCCTGCCGGAGACAGCGCGCGGCACTGTGAAAGGCCCCATCGGCCGCATAGGTCCCCGCGAGGTCGACGGACACAAACGCTCTGCTGAGGTGAGTTCTGACCTTGGCCATCCTCGCCCCCTATGCCTGCGCCAGGTCGACGGTAATGGCCGTCCACCGACCGCCCGGCTCCGAGCGCTCGTAGAAGCGGAAATACTGCTTGGAGCCGACGATCCGGATCGCGTCGCGGATCGCCTCCATCGCCCGCTGCCAGCGCTCGTCGTCGATGCTGAGGCGTAGGAGGCTGAAGAGCTCAGCCTTGTTGATGAGCCCGCCCTTGTCCACGTTGAAGGCTCGCAACACGATCGCGCGGATCTCGACCCTGCCTTCGTCCGTCCACTCGACCAGGCATTCGTCGATGAGGGCCTTGGCCTGCTGCAGGCCGGGGCCGAACTCGATCTGGTCGGCCACGGCGACCTGCACCTTGAGCAGGCCGTCATGCGACATGTAGGTACGATTGCCTTTCGTCCCCCGCCGCTTCACCTGATACTGCTGATCCAGCAGCTGGTCGAAGCTGGAGAGGTCTTCGAATGTGTGGCCCTTGAAGCGCGAGATCTGCGCCGACAGCTCGCGGGCAAAGCTGATCACCTTTCGGACGACCTCATCCTCGAGACGATCCTCGGGCCGGATGGTCTCCACCGGCACGAAGCCGCCGCGGGCGTCCGGCATGTACGACTTGCCGCCGATGATGATGGTGCCGTCCGGGGCAGGCTGATGATCGGTCGGCGGGGTGAGTTCAGACATTCGGAAACTCCTGTTCAAAGCGGGTTTTGAGGGTGTTGAAAGCGGCGTCGCTGTCGTCCTGCCAGCCCCCGACCAGGGTGCTGTTCTGCAGCGCCTCCTCGTACGCCCGGATGAACCGGGCGACGGCCGCCGCCAGCGACGCCGGCAGCGCTCGCTCGAACGGATCTGCCGGCGCCCGGAGTTCGGGCGCGTCGCCGTCATTTTGCTGGATGACGAAGCCGGCGAGCGCCACCGCCTCGAGGCGTGTGAGCGATGCGAGCCCCGCGGGGCTCGCCAGCATGCGGCGGGCGACGTCGTGAACGTCGACCTGCCAGGTATCAGCCAGACCGCGGGTCATGCCGCACCTCCCGTCTCCGGGCCCAGACGCGGCCGGCCCTGCCGGTAGATTTCGCGGGCGAGACCGGTGGGCAGTGCGACCACGTTCGCAGGGAGCAGCGCGGGGCGACGCTCCCGCACCACGGCCACGCCCGCCTCCGCGTTGATCTCGACCTCGTAGCGTTCCGTCTGGAAGCTTTCGGCCGGTGCACCGCGCAGGGCGCGGTCGGCCAGGATGGCGGGCACCAGCCCGTTCTCCTCGGCCTGCTGCTCGTACCTGGCGAGCAGCGTCTGGCACTGCTCGAGCAGTTCCAGGGCCGCCTCGTTCTCGGCCTGCGCGGCCTCGGCTTCGGCCTTGAGCGCGCCAGCGATTTCGAGCAGCTCGTGCCCGACCTCGAACAGCCCGTCCTCGATCAGCTTAAGGTCGCCGGGAAGCGGCACGGCGTGCTCGCGCACCACCCGCGAAAGCTGCAGCAGCCCGTCGATGGCCAGCTGCACGTCGGCGTAGCGGCCCATGAGGTCATTTGCGGTCATCGGTGCCTCCTGTCAGGCGCGAATGCGGGCAGCCGCTGCGGCAGGCGTGGTACATTTCGACGCGCAGCGACGAGGTGTGGGCGAGCGGCTTTTTCTGCCATTCGAGGCAGACGCTGCGGGTCATTTCGCCGAGGCGCGGGCACTCGACGGTGAGGCCGAGCAGGGCACCGCGGACCTTCTCCTCGACCAGGCCGACGTCCCCGGCGTACTTGTTGGCGAGCACCTGTGAGACGAGCGAGCCGGAATAGTCGATCGCCTTGCCCGCCGCTGTGAGCCCCTGCGCGTCGGCGAGTTGCGCCAGCGCCTCGACCCACTCGGGCAGCGGCGCTCCCCAGGCGCGCGTGGCCTTCTCGACGAAACTGAGACCATCGGCGCCATTGGCGCCGCGGCCCTTCTGCGGCCCCGGGGTCATGGCGACGCCTCCTCGGCTAGAGCGGTGCCGACGATCACTTTCCGGTTGGGGTCGTAGACCACCCGCGTCTTGAGCAGCTTGGGTGCCTTTGGCCCGGTATTCATCGACGGCCGGAGGCGGTAGCGGGTAAGGCGGTGCTGGGCTGCCACCTGCTCGACGGACAGATACCCGGCGGCCTCCAGCTTCTGCAGGTACTCCTTGGCGGTGCCGAGTGCGATCGGGAATTCTTCCGTCTCGGCCAGCATCACCAGTTCGCGCGCGTCGATCCCCGCGCGCCCCTGCGGCCCGCGCAGGATGTTCCACATGTGCTGGCGGATGCGGCCGTAGCGGCTCTCTTCGCCGTTGCGACGCACGGACGGCGTCTCGCGTGGGCTCTGCAGCAGGCGGAAGGTGCGCGCCTTGGTCCACACGCCCGGGCGCCAGCGCGGGTTGCGCACCTGGCGCCAGCCGACGTGTTCGAGGATGGGCGGCGTGGTGCGCGTCAGGCGGCGGATATAGTCGCCCACGCTGTCGGGGTGTGCGTTGGATTGCTGGACGACGTCCGCGATCGTGAACTCGGCGCCGTCGGCACCCAGTTCGCGGATCACGCGCCAGTAGTGGTCATAGCCCTTGAGACGGGCGCCTTTGAGGTCGATTTCGAAGATTGTCATGACGCTCACCGCCTCGCCCGGGTAAGCGGTTCGCCGGTGAAGAAGCCGCCGTCGTAGTTGTCGAGATCGAGCGCCTTAAGGCCGGTATTGGCGGCGAAGTTGCGCGCCATGTTGAGCGAGGACGCAATCTTGCGAGCATTGCCGCCGGCCTTGCGGATCATCTCCTCGAGCAGACCGTCATCGATCGCGACGCCGCCGCACCAGCGGCCGGCCAGCAGCTTGGCGTCGGCGAGGTCGCAGGGCTGCGCCAGGCCCCACTCAAGTACGCGGTTGAAGACGCGTTCAACGGACTTGAGCTTTTGCGGCAGCAGCTCTTCGCCGACGAGCACGATCGGGATCTGCGTGTCGGCCTGCAGACTGCGCACCAGCTCGACCATGCCCTTGTCGACGAGCTTGTCGGCCTCGTCGAGGATGAGGAGCCGGTCAGGATCGTCGCCCAGGATGGCAATGATCCGCCGCATCATGTCGGCGATCAGGCGGGGTGGCGTCATCACGCCGAGCTCGGCGAGCAGGTTCTCCAGGAACACCTTGCGCGTCCACCAGTCGCGGAACTCGAGGTAGATCGCCTGGCGCTTGTTCTGCACGTGCTGGCAGGCCATGGACTTGCCCAGGCCCGAATAGCCCGAGAAGCATCCGAAGCCGGACAGCCCGGCAGGCCGGTCGATCAGCTTGTCGGCCAGGAGCAGGAATGCCGAAACGTTCTTCAGCATCACCGGAGCCTGGCTCTTGACCGGTAGGTTGGCAGTCGTCATATTCGCGTCCTCTTCGTCACCGTTGAGGCCCCGGCTGCAACCGGGGCTTTTTCTTTCCTGCTACAGGCTCATCGAGCCGTTGCTCTCTTCCCAGCTCTCCCGCATCGAGCGGTACTCGACGCCCGTGCGGTAGGCCTCCAGCCATCCCAGCTCGCGCTCTTCCACCGGCTGGGCGGCGGACAGCCGCCCCTCGACGTCGAGGGCGCGCGCGAAGCGCTGGTGTGGGGTTTCGGTCTGCCGCAGCCTGCGGACATTGGCCGGCGGTGCGTTCTCCGCCTCCGACAGCTGGCGGGCATGAAACTCGTCGATCTCGTTGCTGGTCACCGGCTTGACCGGCTCCCCGGCCATGGCGGCGATCGCCGCCTCGATCTGCGGCGTCGAATGCTGTTCCTCGCGCCTGGGGAGCGGGATCACATTCGGCACCTTGCTCGCCGCGACCCGCAGGGCCGCCTCGATCAGCGGCTTCTTCCCCAGCTTGCGGATATCGGCCTTGGCCTGCGCTATGTGGCCGCCGATGATCTCGGCATGCGCCTCGCGCGTCGCCTTCTGCAGCGTCGCCGGGTGCAGGCCACGCAGCTCGGCGCATAGAGCCTCGCCCAGGTACTCGCCGCCATCGGCCGCGAATGCATAGGCGCGGCCAGCGTCGTTGGGGTCCATGCGCACGAGGACCTCGGCGCCAGGCAGGATCGTCGGTGTCTGGTAGTGGTAGCCGTCGATGCGGACCCCGAACTTGGTGACCGTACGGCGGCCATCCTTGCCGGCCACCGGCATCAGCAGCAGATCGAGGGCGCGCTCGTCCACCGTCCGGATCGAGGCCCGCGATTCCGCCGCTCGCTCGAACGGCGACCGGCCCTTGAGACCCGCGTGGGGGCGGTGCTGGTACACCTGCTCGAGCCACTGGTCGACATAGCGCTGCAGCTCCGCCGACGAGATCGCGACCCCGAACGTGTCGGCTTCGCTCTCGCCGAGGCGCTGCGCGAAGCTCTTGCGCGCCTCGATCGCCTTTCGATCCGCCACCGAGTGCCCGATGAAGCCGGGCAGCAGCGGCCCGACATTGTGCTGGAACGTCCTGATCGCCCGCTCGATATGGCCCTTCTGCTGCGGCGAGTAGGCGTCGGACACGTCCATTTCGATGCCGAGCGAGGCGAACAGCCGCCTGGTATCGCGGGCGACGAAGTCGGAGCCGTTGTCGGTCTTGATCGTTTCGGGCACGCCCCAGGCGAGGATCGCTTTGCGGATCATCAAAGCCACGGCCGAGGCGCGCGGCGTCTTCGAAACGGTGATCACGAAGCGCCGAGTGGCAATGTCGATGCAGCCATACATCGAATGCCGGCCATCGGTGCACAGCACGTCGACGGGCGAGGCGTCGATCATCCACAGTGCATTCGGCTCGGTGATGTGGCGCAACGTGCCGGTGCCGGCCGGCGCCATGGTCGAGCGGTAGAGGTCCGGATTGGTCGCCTTGGTGAGGGCGACCTTATGCGACGCCTTGAGCGCCGCGATGGTGCGCTGGAAGGCGCGCACCGGCGGGAGCGCTTCGTGCCGGCCACGGACCTCGATCGTGCGCCCGAACCGGTCCTCCACCTGGTCGCGCACGTCGTGCGCGGCGAGGTGCGGCTGGTGCGCGATCAGCGCCAGGATGAAGGTCTTGACCTGGCCGTCATTGGCGGTCTCGAGCTTGCCGGTGCCCTTGCGGGCCGCGCCGCGGTCGACGGCCAGGCTGTCGGTGCGGCCGGCCTTCCTTGCCGAGTACCAACGGATCAGCGAGCGCTCGGAGAACGCGGGGATGGTGTCCTTCACCCACGTGTCGACCTGCAGGGAGCCGGCCCGGTACTTGCTCGAAAACAGGTGCACCCGGGCCATGAACCGCAGGCGCTGCCCGCGCGACCAGGCTTCGAAGGCGGCGACGATAGCGAGCCGCGCGTCGCGCTCGCGCTGGGCCCGGTCCGACAGCGCTGCGCCAACGGCCGTGGCGACCAAACCGACCTCGGGCTCCGGCTCCGGCCGGCTCACCACCAGGTGCCTGTCGGCCCACTGGATTTGCGCCAGCGCGGGCAACAGTCGGATGCTGTATTCCATGCCGCCGCCGCGGCCCGCACGGCGACGCGCGAAGGCGGGGTGCTCGTCCCAGCCTTCCCGCTTGGCCAAGCGTACTACGGCGCTCTCTGTTCCCGGGAGCTCGACAAAACCGGCATCGGCGATCTCGCGCGCCGTCAGCCATTCCTTCAAGGCGGCGATGGTCGGCGTCACCGCTGCGCCCTCAGCTTGGCACTGACGCGCGCTTTGTAGGCTGCTATCTCGCGCTCGTGCTCCTCGAGCAGCTGCAGCTCGATGATCGCCTCGTATTTTTTCTCGACGACAACGAAACCGAACATCTCGGGCACGAACCCGAGCAGCTGGTGGGCACCGGTAACGCGGATCAGGGCGATGAACGCATCGAGAGGGATGCGGTGCGCCTCGCTCGCCTCGCTGGCCCACTTGTCCAGCATGTCCTCGGATACGGTCCGCCCCAACTCCCGGCCGAGTTCCTGGGCCACCTGGCCGCGGGGCTTGCCGTCGTCTCGCGCATCCCGCAGGGCGCGGGAGATCAGCCGGGCAATACGGTTCTGCAATTCACCCCGGCCGGAGACCTCTTCGCTGTAGCCTACCGCTACCGGGGGCGGTTCCCAGGAGAACAGGTCGCTGGTGGCTCTGTCGCCGCGGTCGCGTACCATCTTACTTGCCCCTTGCCGCCAGCCAGCGGTCGATGTCGTCGGCATGCATCTCGAAGAAGCGGGCGCGCTCGTCGGGCTTGAGCCGGGAGAAGCCCTCGGAAAGACGTTCGTAGGGGCGGAGCACCACCGGCGGCGGCAACTGGTCGATGATCGCGAGCGCCTCGGCGACGCTGTCGGCAGGCGTCTCGTCGGCCGTCAGCAGTTCGACGATGCGATGCTGGCGCGCTGGCGTTTCCGCCGCGATGGCGAGCAGTTCGGATTGGTTGTCGGCAATGGCATGGGCTGCGAGCCGGTCGCGCAGATCGGGCGCGATTGAAGCAACTTTCAAGGCGCGGAAAACATCGCGCCGGGACAGCTTCAGGACGCGCTGCACGACCTCGGGGAAATTCAGTGCCAACTTGGCACTAATCTCGTCTATCGCCGCGTCGACGGTCTGCTTCGGCTTTGGCCCCCGCTTTGCCTGCCCATGCTCGGCCAAGTGGATGTCGCGCAGCGCGGCGACGTTCGCCGCCCGCTCCAGCACGGTCAGTTCGAAGCGATCGAAGTTCTCGGCGACTTCGCGCAGCAGGAGCTCTGTCTCGCTGCCGAACGTCCCGCGCGGATGCAGCACGGCAAGGACGTCCTCGGCGCCATCGGCCGCGCGCGCCGCCAGGCGGTGGGCGCCGTAGACCAGGCGCATGCCGCCATCGACCTCGACGAGGTCGATTGGCACCAACTGCCCCTTTTCGGCAAAGCTCGCGCGCAGCGCCTCGACCCGGTCGGGCAGCACCCGGCGCAGCCGCGCACCGACCCGGATGTCCGAGATATTCGCGCGGATCAGCCTTGTCCCGGCCATCGTGTCGGCTATTGCCGTTTTCGTTGACCGGGTGCTCAT